TTAATATTGATTTCGATGAGGCAAGTAGAGAATGGAGAAAGAATAAAAATATATTAAAAAATGGAATGTATTCCTATAAAAAAGGCAAACAGAATTGCTGTCATATTGAAAAAGATAAAAAATGTAGAAAAAAACAAATAATAAATAGTCTATATTGTCAAAACCACTTTAATTAAGAGATTTACCAGAACGAAGCTTTGAATATTGTGGATGTTCGAAATCGTCCATACTTATAAGTACAAATGGTTGATACTTTAATGTTTTTACAAGATTATCTAGACAATTGGAACCCATAATCCATTTATGTTTTTTTGTATAATTTAAATACATATTTATCGTTCTAACAGTGTCTCCTCGAGATAGTTCAGGCACAGGAAGGTAATCGTTATCCTCTGCTAATGACCGCAACTCCATTAAAAGATGTGATTTCCCACTTCTTGCTCTTCCCCATAGAACCACATTTTGTCCAGATTTTATAGCATTAATAGCCGCATTTTTTGCGTATTCGTATTGTTCTTCAAAATTATTTACTGTAGTCACCATTTTATAATATAAGTATTTTTATATATTTAAATTGTTTCAATTTTTTAAACTATTCCTCCAAAAATAGAAAATGTATAATTAATATATATATATTCAGATTTTCGAGGATAAATTTATATGATATTAGGAATTTCTATAATCGTCATTTTAAGATTTTTACTAATATTATCTGTTTTCCCGATTATTTTTTCCAATTTCTTAATATTTTTCTTTATATGTGGATTTTTACAACAATCTTTAATAAATTCTATATATTTGTCCAAATTACCAGGTGTTTTTTTAAACTGAAGTAATACATTATTATTTTTAGAACACCATCCTAAAAAATTAATGTAATTATTCATTAATAAACTAGTTATAATATAATAACTAAAAACAGATGTTTTCTCTCTATATAAGTGATTACATATTTCAATGTTATCCTTTGATTTTTCTGTTATAACCTTAAAGTTAAGATCCATAAATGTTAATATCTTTAAAGATTGATAGAGAGAATGATATGCCTCTATTTTCATATTCTCTTTAAAAGTATTTCTGAAAGTTTCAGGATGAGACCTATGTTTATTCGATAGAGATAAATAACTGTAAATCATTGTGTTCATAATTCTAGCCCAGACCTCACAATAACTCTCATATATGTTATATTCAATATTGACATTGAATATCTCTCTAATATATCTATTAATAGATGATAAGTTCATATCAGAGAAATCAAGACCAAAATTATGAAAGGTTTCATGGATAAATACTTTAAACCATTCTTCCTTTCTATATAAAACAATTTCTGTTTGTTCTCGACATCCTGTGGTATAACCAGTATTAACATGTTCACTATCTAGTGTTACTAACTGATTATCAGGTAGTTCTTTTTTAAATGGAGTTAAATATACATATAAATCCAGTATTTTGGAACATTTCCTTATCGAAAAGGAATCTAACATATACATCCACATATAAATCATTTGAATATATCTGTTTAATATAAAAAGAACATCTTGTGTGGTGTATTCAAAGATAACAAAATGAACATTAATAACTCTTTTTTTAATAGTACATGTAAATTGTAGAGTATAAGTTGAATTGTCATCAATATATTTTTTAATTTTATCTGGAAAAAAATGTGAATCATACATAGTAGGTCTTGGTATTTGACTAACAGTATTAATTTTTGTTATAGTGTAATTAAAACATGAACCTTTTTTCTTTTTAATTACATATTTATCCGCTTTTTCAATATTATCATGAAGCATATTAATTATTGAATCGGATTTATTATTATATAAGTAATCATAATCTAGCTTTTCAATACTATCCATTACTATAGTTATATAAATAATGTTATTTTTAATTTTATTTATATAATACTTTATTTGTGTTTTAACTTATTTTTAAACTTATTTCTAATTATCATTAACGAGTTTTCAATTTTAGGTTCAACACCAGCCTTATAGTGTTGTAATTTAGCATTTTTAGTTTCTAATAAAGCTTCTAACAAGTCAGTATTATCTTGTTCAAATTTGGCATATAAAGCATTTTGTAATATAACATCTTCATTACCACCATAAAACTCAGGATCTATTTTAATATCTTTATTTCTTAATAAATCACCTTTATGTTTACCACTTTTTGAACCGGCAGCCTTTGCTAAATCAACACTATTAGAAATTTTGGAGTTACTATCCAAACTAAAAAGTAAATAAAATTCTTTATTTGTATTTTTAAATTTATTAGCTTGATAATAATGTTCTACAGTCTTCCATTCATGACCATCCAACTTAAATGGTGAAATATAATCATCATCTAACTTTCTTCTCCAATTATCAATTGTTTTAAGCTTAGAAAAATCACCAATCTTTTCTAAAGGGATTTTCTCTCCATTACCTTTTCCAGGTAAAGGTTTATTATTAGCTCTATTATAGATTTGAAAAACAATATCATCCGTGTATAATTCATTTGGAGTAGAAACAATTTCATCAACATTTAATTCAATTGGTAATTCAACACCAAGACTATCATTGAATGATTTAAATTGAGGAATTATATTATATGGACCAGATGTTCCCTGTAAACAATTTTTAGATACATCGAGTTTAATAACATATGGTAATTCACTAAATGTGAATATTTTATGATATTTATAAGTAATTAATTTATAATGGTCTCCAGTGTAGTCTAATAAAATATAATATTGTGGTTCAAAATTTCCTTCATCTTCTAATATAGTATCATTTAATTGACCACAATTTAAAACATTATGTCTACTACCTTCTTTCCATTCTTCACTGGAAAACAATACTAATTTAATATTAAGAACTCGCTCTAAGGTTGATATGGCCCATGTATCTCCCCAATATTCATTCGTTTTAATAATTTTTTTAAGATCTTCCACAGAATGAACCTTCTTCATAAATCGAAACTCGTGTAGCAACTCCTTAGATGTTTTTAGTTCATTTTTTAAAGTTTTATATTTATCAGCTACTATTTTAGCTTGTTCAACAATTTGTTTTTGTTCATTTCTCTCCTTTGAATTTTTTAATCTATCTCTCAACTCTATATTCATTTTATTTAACCGTTTGAGTTCAGCATTTCCTTCGACTATTGCTGTAGCAAACATATCATAATGATTTTTATATTGTTCGTATATTTCTGGAGTAACTTGTTCAGATAATTTACTTCGCAATTCAATAACAGATACATCTTTATCAACAGATTTTAAAGCATCACGAATAGTGGCAAATAGACAATCACCACCACCTTCATTATCAATAAGATTATACTCATTACTATGAAAAAATTCTTGAACCCATGGTTGACCCTTTTCTTTTTTATAATCTGCTTGTTCTTTATCAACTTGAGCATCAGTTTGTTCTGGAAGAGTATTTGCTTGTTCTTGAGGAGTTGTAATTTCAACAATTTCAATTTCATCAGTATCAGTATCTTTAATAGGAACCTTTTCTTCAATTTCTTCAACCTCTTGCTTTTTTTCAGAAGATTTTTTATTCTCTGTAGTTAACATTTCAGGAGTAACAAAAGAATAAATTAAAGGACTATCAACATCTTCTAGAATGACATCTCCGTCATCATCAAGAATATTAAGTAATTGATCAGCAATAATTTCATAAACGCCAATTTGAGTAGAAAATGAATCATCTTTAACAAAATATATGGGAAAATAAATAATATTATCATCGACAAATGTATATTTCGCTTGACCTAAAGCAATGATAATATCTTTTCCTAAAACCGTAATAGCATACATAGAAGCGTCAAAATTCTTATCTTCTGGATCAAGTATTTTAATTTCGGGGTAATTAATTTCTTTTGCTTTTCCTAATATAGAATTAACCATTATAAATTAATTATATATTAATATTTAATATTTAATTGAAAATAACAAATTTTCCAAAATAAGAATCATTTTTTAGTTCAGTTAAATAGTGCCATAATTTTTTTCTATTATAAACAATAACAGAATTTTCTGGATTATTCTCAAATTGAACAATAGAATCGATTAATTGATCTTTTTTGAGTTTTCTTTTAGATAAATTATAATAATTGGCAATATGATTTAATTTATTGACATTATAATTTTGATTGTAATCAATTTGCTGTGCCATAATATTGTCATAATCAAAATATTCAAATTCTTCTTTAAAATCAGAAAAAAATGATTCATTATTTATTAAACTATCTATTTCTTCTTTATTTTCCTGAACTTTATTTTTATTCTCTTGAATTCCCATTGTAATTCACTGTTTGTCATTTATATAATATTAATCATGATTTGTTTAATATTATTTTATTTTAATTTATCATAAATATCCATATGCTTAAATTTACATTTGGATGATATACCTAAGTTAACAGTCGAATCACTTTTTTTAATAATTTCAATATTATCATTAATAATAGACCAACCATTATGTTTTGTAAGAATAAGAAATGGAATATTAGTTAATAATGTATAAAGATTTTCAGAAAGCTCTTCGTTTTCTTTCTTTTTTGAAATATCGTTTTTGTTAACCATTAGCATATTTTGAATATTGACAATATTCGCAAAAACAATATCCATTGTAATAACATTATTTTTATATAAATTTGTAAGAAATAGACTCATAGCTCGTCTTTTATCATTACAAATATTCATATCACAGAAAGCATCATAATTTTCCTCTGGACTAACAAATACCATATTATCAAATAATTTCATAAATTCAGTAATATTGTTATGAATAATACTATTCATAAAATCATATTCTGATAATAGTTTACTACATAATCTGGCATATACATTACTGTTAAATTTGTTTGATGTAGCCATATTAAAGATAGCAAATCCAATTTTATTAACAGATTTCTCATCATAATTTCCATTTTCATGGATTTCATTAAGAGTAGAAATCATAGATTCAACAATTTTATCATATGTCTTTTCAGTAAGTTTATTAATTAATAAACGGATTGAATCAATTTCCTTTTCAATACCTTCTTTCTTGACAATTTCAGTCTTTTGAAAAGTGCGAATAGCTTCCCAATCTTCAGCATTGAGTTCTTCATTCTTCTTTTTCCTTCTATTACCACCACCTGGAGCAGTTTTATTTTGAAATGTAGGGGTTCTATTATAAGAAGGAGCACCAACTTGTTCTGATATAGTATCAATAATTTTAATAGTGTCCTCTGGCAAAGGGATATGTTCCGCCTTCCAACAAATATTTTCAATTTCAGATAATGTATAAATTACAGTCGCCATTCCTATATTATAATGGTTTATAAATTTATTATTTTATATCAATTTTTTTAAATAATAAATATTGAAATGAACTGGCTTAAACAATTAGAATTATATAGTTTATGGAGACTAAAACTGTTAGCAATTGGGATGATTTAGAATTAAAAGAAAATTTATTACGAGGAATATATAGTTTTGGATTTGAAAAACCAAGTCCAATTCAAGCAAAGAGTATAGGTCCGATTATGACTGGTAAAGATGTGATTGCTCAAGCACAATCTGGAACTGGAAAGACAGGAGCTTTTTCCGTTTCAACTTTACAACGAATCGATGAAACTAAGAAAGAGATTCAAGGATTAATTATGGCACCTACAAGAGAATTAGCTACTCAAATTCATAGTGTAATACAAACATTGGGTAGTTTTTTAGATGTATCATGTAAGTTATTAATTGGAGGAAAATCTATGGATAGTGATATTAAAGATTTAGAAAGTAAACCACATGTTTTAGTAGGAACCCCAGGAAGGGTTCATGATTTGATTCGTAGAAAGAAGATTGATGCTAAAACAATAAAAATTTTAGTTTTAGATGAGGCAGATGAGATGTTATCTGCTGGATTTAAAGAACAGGTTTATAATATTTTCCAATTTTTGGGTAATCAAGTTCAAGTAACACTTTTTAGTGCTACTTTACCGAATGAGATTCAACAATTAACGGAAAAGTTTATGAGGGATCCGATTCGCATTTTAGTAAAAGCTGAGAATGTAACATTGGAAGGAATTAAACAATATTTTGTAGCTATTGAAAATGATAATCAGAAGTATGAGACATTAAAGGACTTGTATGGTCATATTTCAGTAAGTCAATGTATTATTTATTGTAATAGTATTAAGAGAGTAAGTGATTTATGTGAAGCATTAATTAAAGATAATTTTCCAGTTTGTCAAATTCATAGTGGTATGGAGAAGGATGAGAGAGAAAAGGCATATAAAGAGTTTACTAGTGGAGGAGCAAGAGTAATGATTTCATCAAATTTAACTGCTCGTGGAATTGATGTTCAACAAGTAAGCACTGTTATTAATTTTGACTTACCAAAGGACATTCATACATATATTCACCGTATTGGTCGTTCAGGAAGATGGGGTAGAAAGGGTCTAGGAATAAATTTTGTTACTCGTCGTGATGTAAGAAAAATGAAAGAGATTGAGTCTTATTATGAGACACAAATAGATGAATTGCCAAATTCATTTGGAAATACGAGTGATTCGTAATTAATAGATTTATTAATTAATATATTTAATTAATGAATTCAGAATTTGAACATCCAATTTATTATGTTGAAAAAAAACAGAAATTAGATGACAATATTATCGAAGATTTAGAATTATTAGAGTTATCTAAAGAAAGTGATGAGAGAGTAAGTTTGTTAGAAACAGTTATTAAACCAAACTCTAAAATAGGTGTAGAAAATTTAAACAAATTATGTGAATATTATACTGATGATAAAAGTTTTATAAAAGATACACAAAATATAATAAGTAAATGGGAAAATGATACACAATTAACAAGTAAACAAAAGGTTTATGATGAATTTTATGATATGTGGAAGGAAATAAAGAATGATGAGAACTTTATTGATAGATATTATTATGTAGATGTAGAATTTTTTAAATTTTTAAATAATTCATCTCCATTTCTTCAAATGCTAAGTCTATATAATTTATTTAGTCCAATTTTAACATTAATAATGCCAATTATTTTATTAATAGTGCCTTTTTTTATGCTAAAATATAGTGGTGTTGATATAACATTAGACAGCTATTACCATACATTAAAGAAAATATTTTCATCACATGCTCTTGGTAATATAACAAATATATTTAGTAATGTTTCTATCCAACAAAGAGTATATGCTTTAGTATCACTTGGATTTTATTTATTTTCTATTTATCAAAATTCATTAGTGTGTTATAGATTTTATAAGAACTTTTTTACTATTCATAACAATCTATTTTTATTGAGAGATTATCTCAATATTAGTATTGAAAATATGGAAATACTAGAAGCTAATTGTGTGAAATATAAAACATATAAACCATTCTTAGAAAGTATAGAACCCAATAAAGAATTATGTATACGATTAAGAGATAAATTAAATACAATCTCTCCTTTTGAATTCAAAAATGTATACAGTAAGTCAAATCAAATAGGATTTGTAATGAAATATTTTTACGAATTCCATACAAATCCAGATGTTAACAGTGCTATTAAATTTACTTTAGGAATGAATTCATATTCAGAGTATATGAATGGATTAAACAGTCTTTATAGAGAGAAAAGAATTAATAAATGTAAGTTTGGTAAAAAAATGAAGTTTAATGACGCATATTATCCATATTTGTTAAATAATGAGCCTGTTAAAAATACTATTGATATGAAGAAAAATATAGCTATAACTGGACCAAATGCTTCCGGAAAAACAACCATTCTTAAAACAACTCTATTAAACATCATTTTCTCTCAATCATTTGGATTTGGATTCTATTCTAAGGGAGTGTTAACACCGTATAATAAAATTCATTGCTATTTAAATATACCTGACACATCTGGTAGAGATAGTTTATTTCAGGCAGAAGCAAGGCGATGTAAAGAAATTTTAGAAAGTTTAGAAGACAATAAAAAACATTTTTGTATATTTGATGAATTATTTTCTGGAACAAATCCGAATGAAGCTTGTGCTAGTTCTTACGGTTTTATTAAATATCTAATTAAAAAGAACAATATCGATTTTATTCTAACTACTCATTTATTAGATTTATGTAAAAAAATAGATGATATTGTTGATAATTGTAATATGAATGTCATTCCAAAGGATAATTTTAATTTTAACTATACTTATAAAATTAATTATGGAATATCAGAAATTAAGGGAGGTTTAAAAGTTTTAAAAGATTTGGAATATCCTGAATTTATAATGACCGAATCTAATAATTTATTAACAAAATTATAATACGTTTATTTACTATTTTATTAATATACTAAATAAATAATAATGTATGAGATTTTAGTCAACCCAATTACCTTACTTTGTTTAGGCATTATATTTATTTTTACTTCATTACTCTTCTTTTATTTTAAAAGAACATTTTCTCTTTTAGAGAAGGCTCAAATGGACCAAGCTCGAGTTTTACAAGGATTTATTACAAATATGGAAATGAGTCAACAGTTAGCAGCTCAACGAATGAATCAAATGGGTGGTGCTCCTCCAACTCAACATTCACCAGTTAACGAAAGTTCTGAACAAGTTAATGACGGATTAATTGATGTGTCTGATGACGATGATGACAGTGATAGTGAATATGAATCAGATAGTGACGATGAAACAGAAAATAACGATGATGTATCAGTAGGATCTAAGTTGGATATTGAACCTCAAGTTATTGAATTAAATCAAGCAAGTGATGTTAAAATTATTCAACTAGAAGGCAATAATGATTTAGAAAATTCTACTATTGAAATCGCCAGTTTAGAGGAATTGGAGGATATGAATGATATTGATGATGATGATGATACTAGTGACGATGATAGCAATGATGACGATGACAATGAAGAGGCTAATGTAAATGAGAAAGTACTACTAGAGAGCAGTGGAGTTGAAAAGGAGGTTAAAAAACTTGAAAAAATAGATTATAAATCTTTAAATGTACAAGCTTTAAGAGATTATTGTATTAGTTGTGGAGTAATTCAAGGTGGTGATAAAAAAAATAAAAAGGAAATGATTAAATTATTAGACGATATGGAGAAATAAATAACTAAATACATTTTCTCTCACAGTATATATAATGAGCTGGGGAACTTGCACTGCTGGATCTAATAATATTCATTTTGATTTTCCACCTATTATGAGTGATGGAAGAAATTTTGCCAGATGGCAACCGGGAGCAGTTATAAATCAAGAAATAAGAAAGGAAAACAATATTAAGACAAATTCACAATATAGACAATTTCTTACGGAAAATGCTGACTCTATCGTAAAAGCAAACCAATTAGAGGCTTGTGACAATTGTTGTTACTGTCCTGCTATGAGAACTGGAGAACCAATATCTAATACACCATTTTTATATTCATCTTGTATGGAAAAGTCTCAACCATATGGTTATGAAGATAGTGATTTAAAAAACTTGTATTTATCGTCATTCCAACTTCAATGTAGAATGGTAGCACCAATTATAACTCAAGATCAATTCTTGAAACAAAAAATCCCAAATCCTAATTAATTATTTATTTATTATTTTAGTTATTAAATAAATAATTCTATTATAAATCAATGAAATTATTAAGTATTGATGTAGGAATTAAAAATTTAGCATTGTGTTTGTTTAATGTAGAAAATAAGGAAAAATATGAAATACTAAATTGGGATGTAGTTAACCTATGTAATGAAATCGATGTCAAATGTTTTATGTGTAGTAAGTCTGCCAAATTCATTAATAAAGGGATTCATTGTTGTAGAAAACACATAGCAGATACTGGATTGCCATTGATTGATAAAGAATTGGAAATGAAAAATTTAAAAAAGACAAAGGTGAATGATATTAAAGAAATATTTAAAAGACATAATATTGAATTTGATAGTAAAAAAAGTAAAGTATTACTATTGGATTATTTTGAAAAAATAATACCAGACAAATATGTAATTCCTTTTTCCAATAAAGTTAATTGTAATGATTTGAATTTAATTGAAATAGGTATTAATTTGAAAGATAAATTAAATAATTTATACGAAAATATAAAAATTGATACAGTGATAATAGAAAATCAAATTAGTCCGATTGCTAATAGAATGAAAACATTACAAGGAATGATAGCACAATATTTTATTTTACATGATGTAACAGATATTCAGTTTATATCTGCTTCTAATAAATTAAAGGATTATGTATCAACCAAAACCACTTATTCAGAGAGAAAACATAAAGGTATTGAAATATGTGAAGAAATATTAATAAATAATAAAGATATTTGTCAATATCTAGATATGTTTAACACACATAAGAAAAAGGATGATTTAGCAGATTGTTTTTTACAAGGAATTTGGTTTTTAAAGAACAAAAAATATATATATTAATGTGTTTGATTTAAAATTAAAGTTTCTAATTAATTCATAATGACCGAACCCGAAATTATCGATATAAGCAATCTAGATTCAGGAAGATCAATTAATATATCTAATAGTTTAGATGATATAACAGATATTAATATTGGTGGCAGAAGTTCATCGAATTTTGGATCTGGTATAGAATTACTAATGAATGATAAGAAAAAATCAGGAGGAAGTAGTGGTTTGTCAAGTGATATTGATGTTGATGATTTATCAAACTTAGAAAATGAATTAAATGACTTATCCGGTATGGATGCTCCTAAAAAATCTATGAAATCAGCCCGTTCTGATATGTTCTCATCTGGATTTAAGTTGAATGAGGAAGTATTAGATGATCCTATTGTAGATGATGTTACAAGTGTTCCAGAGCCGTTAAATTTAGGAGCCTCTACGAAAGAACAATCTCAAGAAGAAAAGAAGACATGGGATGGTTATGGAAAATTTAATGATATTCCAATTAATCCTGATATTACCAAGAGCAATGTTGAACCCAAATTATCAAAAGAAGAGTTATTAAAAGAGAAATTTGTATACCTACAAAAATTAGAAGATTTAGAAAAGAAAGGTATCAAGCTAACAAAAAAATACGATATGGAGTCAAATCTACTAGAAATGAAGGGAGAATATGAATCTATTGTAGCCGAGAAAGAGAAAAAGAACGCTGTTAAATTTCAGGGTAAAATGTTAATGGCTTGTATTACCGGAATAGAGTTTTTAAATAACCGTTTCGATCCATTTGATGTTAAGTTAGATGGATGGGGTGAACAAATTAATGAAAATATTGATGATTATGATGAGATTTTTGCGGAACTTCATGAAAAATATAAGTCAAAGGCGACTATGGCACCGGAATTAAAACTATTGTTTCAATTAGGTGGTAGTGCGCTTATGGTTCATATGACAAATAGTATGTTCAAATCAGCAATGCCAGGTATGGATGATATTATGCGTCAAAATCCCGATTTAATGCAACAATTTACCAGTGCTGCTGTTAACTCTATGGGACAAACTAATCCTGGTCTTGGAGGATTTATGAGTTCACTTAACTCAGGTTCACAAGCCCCACAACCACCAATGGCACAAATGCCACAACAACAACAATATCAACAACAAAGACAGATGCCACCAAGTGTCAATCCTCAAGCTCGTGGGGGACCACCGGCACCAATGGCTACACAAGGTCCGGCATCATCTCCTCCTCCCGTAAGACCAGGTTATGTTCCTTTATCTAATAGACCTGATATGAATGCTAGTAGAGGTATACCAGCTGCTGAAAAGTCCAGAAGACCAGAGATGAAGGGACCATCTGATATTTCCAATTTACTATCAGGTCTTAAAGTTAAAAAAACAGAAGTAAATATTCAAAATGATAATGACGAAAAAGGAAGTACTATAAGTATTAGTGAATTAAAGGAAATGCAAAACGATAATGTTCCAGTTAGATCAAAACGCAGAAAGTCTGACCGTAATACAGTAAGTCTAGATATCTAGATATCTATATAATATAATTCATTATTTACCATATAAATAACGAATCTA